CATTTTTTCATAGTTATACCCAATTAACCTTTCCTGCAACATTGGGATCTTTCCTTACATTTGCTTCGTCTTGAGGAGTTGGTGCTGATGAACCTCCACTATCCATTTGATCAACCAACTTTCTGATGTCAGTACCTCTTTTAGTAGGAGCAACTACTCTACGAGGTTCTTGAGTATTTTTAATCATTTTTTCTACTTGAGGAGGGACTTTTCCTGTCTGAGATGGCCTTGTTGTTGTGGATACTGTGGATGGAAGATTTTGATTAGGATTTCGTTGAAAACCACAATTCGGACAACTCCAACCACTAGGACTAAAGAATAGACTCCCGTCACATTCGGGACAAAATTGATCGGGGTATAAAACTCTTTGAACCAATCCAAATATCTGTTTTTTTAACTCTCCTGGACTATCTTTCCAGTCATCAACAGTTTTATCAATCCTCTGTTTTAGAGTTAATTGTTTTACCGGCTTTTCTGGTGTTTGTTTTTTCTTACCGGCTTTCCCGGTACTTTTTTCTTTTTCTGCCATACTTTTCCTTTTCCTATAACTTTCAAGACTTTTTCAAAGAAATCGTCTTTCATTTATTATATATCAATTAATTGGTAAATGAGCGTTGGGATCATCTTTAGCCGCAACCATTCTTTTAAAGAAGTCATCATAGGATTCAACTTTGTGAATTCTTTTAATTTCTTTCTTTTCGGCTTTCGTTGTAGGTGGTTTTTTAATATGTACCACCGTACCAGTCCATTGACTTGGATCACTATTCACATTACCAGGAATAATGCTCCCTTTAAATTTAGGCGAGTTTTGTTCAATATCAACCTCGTTGGCGATACAAAAAAACTTACCGTTTATAAATATTTGGACTGGTGTTTTGATTGATAAATCTATTTTATCCCTCCAATTTAATAATTATTTCTAGGTTTTTGTGGACGAGCTTCACTTACAATGATTTTTCTATCTTCGAGTTCTGTTTCATTGAGATTTTCGATAGCTTTTTGAGCTTCTTCGTCAGTACTCATTTCTACAAATCCAAAACCTTTGGATCTGCCAGATTCACGATCAGTAATTACTTTAGTACTCAATACTTTACCGAATTGAGCAAATAGTTCTGATAGTTGATTATCATCGATATTGTAACTGAGATTACCGACATAAAGTTTATTTGACATTTTTTATAATTTCACCTCCATTATTATTTTAACCTTTTAACTTGATAAATTAAAGACATTGACATATCATCTGCCCCTTCAATCCCGTGTGTTTTTATTCCTTTTCCTTTATGTTTTTCATAATACATAATCATTTCAAGAGGATTATTAAACTTTTTACCCGACATTTGTTGTAATCTTTCCCAAAGTGAGGGTAGTTGTCCTACCAAAAAACTCATTAATGATGTGGTTTCTCCAAAAACAACCCTACGACCTTCTCCTGTATCAGGATCTTCGTAAATAATAATTGCCTTTTTAATACCTTTTTTAACTACTTTATTCATTTTAAATATCCTATTGGCCATTCGGCTAATGGTGTTTTATATCCTATCCATCTTAACCAATGTCTAATCTTCTCATATTTAGTAAATGGTTTTCTTAGATCTCTACCACAATTGAAACAAAATACTCCCTTATATTTATTATCGTATCTTGAAAAAAAATAACGAAGCACTTGATAACATCTTGGACAATGAACATTTGATGCTTTAATTTCCTCAATGCATAGTTCTTTTTTACCCGTTTGTTTATTATAAAACTTCCTATGAGTAATTTTTATATTAGTAGGCCATAGTTTAAATTTCATTTCTTCTCCTTTCCGAGTACCCACTCGCTCATATATAAACTAAAGTTTGAACCTTCTTTACTATACCGCCCTTCTGTTCTTGATTCATAATGATAAACAAGAGATGTGGGTTCGTAATAGATTCCATGTCCCTTTGCTTTCACTCTTTGGCACAAATCCATATCCTCCCATCCACACCAATATCTTTCATCAAATCCTCCTACTTCTTCAAAAAGAGCTTTAGGAATAACCATACAAGCTCCAGTAACAGCAAAATACTGTTTTCTTTTCATTGCGGGTGGGTAATTCATTGGTTTATTAAAATAGATGTGATCTGGTACTCCTGATTTATATTCGATTATACCAGCGTGCTGAATTGTTCCTTTTCCTGGGTGAATAAGGCGAGCACCGACTAAACCAACTGATTTTTCTTCACTAAAAACTTTCATCATGGCAGTTAGCCATCCTTTGGTTACGATTGTGTCGTTATTTAAAAGACATAAGAAATTACCTTTGGCCACTTTCGCACCTTGATTGTTGGGGATAGCAAACCCCTTGTTTTCTTCATTTCTTATATATTGTCCATCCATCTTAAAATTAGATGTTAAAACAAATTCCTGAGTACCATCATCAGATGCGTTATCGACAATAATAAGTTCAAAGGGCCATTGAGTATTATTCTCAATAGACTCCACCATTGGTTTTAGAAATTCTAGTTTGTTCCACGTGGGGACAATGATACTTACTTTATCTTTCATTTTATCTTCGGCGACTGCCTCGAGGTGTTCTTGTGCTTCTTCTGCCTCGTCTTGAACCGCCAGGTACTCCTTTGCCTTTACCTCTACCGTCACGAGATGGGCCAGTAGGAGGACACACGGGCTTTTTTTTAGATTTGGTCATATTTTCCTTTTTAATTTATATGTAAACTACTCCCTACTTACTGTTAAATTAACCCACTTTGATATCAAGTTAACATCAGAACCTAATTGAACACATGGATTATGTTCCCAAACATCACCTGTATTAATGGTAAGAAAATGTTCAGTACCATCAAATAGCCAATGATTGCCTGTCAATCCGTTAGATAATGTCCCAAAAATTCGGATTGGCTGACTTTTTGTTCCTATATTTTCAATTTTGACTGTTCCACATACAGTATCTCCAGCGAAAGCGGTTTCTCCTTCAAATCCATTAACATTTACAATAATTGATTCATGAACACCGATATATTTTCTTTCATTGAAAACTTGGAAAGTAGCATAAACTACTCCAGCAGTTAAAAGAATTACTAAAATACTTGACAAAACACTTTTTGTTAATTTTTTCATTTTTTATTCACCACCTTTATTTTAAATTTATAATGATATTATTTCTTTTTGTTGGGACAGTTATCCCAATGATATGAATCTTTGCCTGTGGCCATATCGATTGCGTACCATTTGCCACTTTTAGATTTTAGCCAGTCTATTGACCAATATCCTTTAAAAACACGAGCAACTTTTAATGTTAATTTTTTCAAATGGTTAAGATCATCATCACTAATAATATTCATTGTTTTTAATTTTTTCTTCCAATCTTTATCTCCAGTAAATTCTTTAATTGCTTCTTCTGGCCAATACGGGTGCATACATTCAATTTTACCGTCACGAACAAAGAATCTCATTTCTTTTGTTATTGGCATTTGTCCGCCAAATGCACTAAATATTGGGTTAGTAGGAATCATTTTTCTTACCGCCCAAATATTAAAGGGGAATGCTTTTTTTGGATCTATACTAGACATAATGCTGTATTCCAACATTGCTTGAACATTTTCCATTAACACATCTTTCTGTTTAACATAACAAGTTTGATTCCATTGATGTTTGTGACTGGTTTGCCCAGTTCTTATAAAGACAGGGTATCCACCCATTCTTGTTACCATGTGTTCAAGTAATCTCCTGAAACTAGAAAAGGTTATCCTATCTTTTTCGTTGATTTTTTTCATCCAAAACAATTTCTTCATTGCTTTATTGAAATTATCGTCTATTTTATTCATGTCAACCATGACTGTTTGGGGAAAAGGAACACCTGTCTTTGCCAACTTAGGAAACCAAAAACTCATGCAGTTTTTCTTAAAATTCATTGTATCAACCCCTCGTTTTCAGATTCACCGCTTGGTAACATGAACCCTCTATGTTCAAGAATCTCGAAATATGTTTTACCATCTTTTCCTGCCATATAAGGCAAGAATATTTCTTCTAATTTAACCATTTCGGTGTCAATCATGGCCATCTGGACTTTTACCCAATCATGAATATTTTTCCATCCAGTTCTATATGGTTGTAATTCATCCCTACAATGAATACCTTCGTTTTCAAAAACTTTCTTGATCTTCTCAATTCTTACTGGTAATTTAATTGGTAATAGGCCTTTTGGTGTTTGAATAGTAAATGTAAGGCCAGTAGCTAATCCATCTTCGTAGTCAAACATGATCTGTTTAGCTTCATGAGCAATTAGCATTTTTTGAATACCATCAAATATTCTATTAATGGCCATACTTGATGTGTAATTATTTAGTGGCATTATCTTCTTGTAAGAGGCTGTGCATCCTCTTTAATTAATTTTTTGAATCTATCTAACATTAGTTTGGCACGACTTTCAGGTGTTAGTTTTGTGGCAAATTCTTGAGCTTTCTTGCCATATTTAATTCTACTTGCATTATTTGTAAGTAATTTGACTATTGCATCTTTTAAATCATCTGGGTGACAAAGTTGATATTTTGAACCATCTAAGTTATAAGTATAAGCTCGTGGTTTGATTAATAATCCCCTATCTTTAACAATCTCTCGAACCGCCGAGTGGTCTACGCCAACAGAAGGGACAGCAGAGATGCCCGCCTCTATAAACGGCAGCCCAAAACCTTCACCCCAAGAGGGAAGAATGTTTATATCTGAGAGATTGTATTGAATATTGAGAGTTTTATCGTCTATCGGCCCCTTATCTCTGCCCCGTGGTAAAAGTATATAATCTACCAATCCTAGTTCGTGAACAAATCTTTCTAAATCATAACCATCAAACTCTCCTGAATCTGTTTTTGTTCTTTTAATACCTGATGACAGGATAAGTGTAGTGTTCGGGACTTCTTTAATTACCTCTTTAAAGGCGTCTAAGAGGACGGGTACGTTCTTTCTTTGTTGTCCTCTGGCATTACATATCAAAACGTTAATTCCGTCTAATTTGAATTGTTTTTTTAGTTTCTTTTTATCCATTTTGTGAAACACTTTTGGATCAACTGATGGATAAATAACTTCACCCATTAATCCTGGAACAAGCTGTTTACATTCAATCGCACCAAAGTGAGATTGCCAAAAGCAATAATGCATCCATTTTAATGATTCTCTCGAATAGAAATCTAAAGGTTCTGAATCCAAAGTACCCCAATGAACCCATTTGAATTTACCTGGATGTGCTAAAACAAAAGATATTTTGGGAAGCATCCAGAAATCTTGGACAGTTAAAACAATATCAGGTTGAAAATCATCTAAAGCATAATGTAGGACTTCTTGAGCATAGTGATCTTTAACTTCGGGTGTTTGTGTGTGGTAAACAACCATGTCTTTGTCTATGGGGTATCCGTTATATCCTAAAGCCACTTGTCTAACATCATTCCCCTTTTTCAAATAAGGCAAAATATCTCTAATCTCTCTGGCATAACCGCTAGTCCATTTATAGTAATCACCATATATAAGTATTTTCATTTTTTCCTCTTTTCTTCAATGTCTTTTTTCAAAATATCTAATGCTTCTTCTCTTGCTTCATCTCCCAATAAAGTAATTTTTTTAAGAAATATGCCATCATTTAAACTACCATTCAAAGACACAGAACTAATAAAGGTACCATCCTTATGTTGGTAACTATCCATGTTTGCCCTATAAATCCAATTTTTCATATTTTCCATTCAGGATATTTATCTAAATCTACACCTTTTATTCCAATAGTTAATATGTCTTTTGTCGGCACTTTATATGATTTACCAGTTGATGTTAAGACAATTGTTTTGTATTTGCCAAACTTCCGTATTAACTTTTTAAGTAACAATTTTCCTTCTGGTGTTTCCCACTTTTGTTTAATATTCATTTTAATTCTCCTCTTTTACGCTTTTCTAAAGCACCTCGATAACATTTCATATTATCATTGCAATACTTAATATTAACTTCGGCACTTGGAAGACCTCTCATCGGGTATGTTACAACACTGATTTTATTATCAGGCCTTTCTTTTTTACAGATTTGACATCGCCAAGTTAAATTCATTTAGCTCCTTTGTTTATTTTTAATTCTTTCATCTTGTTTTAATGTTTTACGAGCAAACTTTTGCTCTTTTTTAGATAGATTACGATATTTCATACAAATATTTTCTTGTTCTCCCTTCTGAAAACACTCATTACACCAAAAATCTAATCCATAAGCAGTCCATACTTTCACAGTAGCTGAATTATATCCTTTAACACCCATTGGCCTTAAACATTGAGGACATTGATTTGGATTGAGAGTAACTACATTTTTTGAAGCACGTTCAAACCCAAGAGATGCCGTTTGATCTTCTGTGGGGTTAAGCATTTGTTTAGGGTTAAATATTCCTGTCATATATTTTTTCTTTTTTGTAAATTATCCTTGTTGGCTCCTCGCAATATCTAATAAATCCCAAGTATAAGTAGGACGAGAATAGAAAAATGGATTAACCATTTCTTTACGCTTAATAACTTTATGTACAATGCCTAATTTTAATGCTTCTTCAACAGAAAACCATTTATCTTTACCACTTTCAAATAATTCCATCCAATACCCTACCGTTGTTCTTCCTGCTGTTTGATAAGAAAGAAGTTTAGATAGTTTGCCCTGAACTTCTTTTATATATTCAACATGAGCTTCGATATCAGGAACTTTATCTGTCATTCCAAAACCAGCTGAATGCATCATGATTTGTGTATAGTCATGACATATTCTTTCTTTCCCTCCCATAAAAATAATAAAACCACCTGAAACAATGTTGGCTAATCCAACGGTAGTAACAGGGCAAGGAGTTGTTCCCATAAGATCAGTAGCCACAACAGATTCAAAAAGATTACCTCCTAAAGAATTTACAATAACTCTTATTGGGAGTTGCTGAGATTGTTCTTGAAGATTAATTAAATTTGTATAAAGAATTTCTATAAGAGAATCCGTTATAGGGCCATTTATCCATATCTCACGCTTTTTAAGCCGCTCTTTAAAAGATTCTGCTTTTAATTTTTGTATCTCAATATTTTTACTTGTGTTTACTGCCATTTTTATTTTCTCCTAATAATTTTCTAATATTATCGCTAATCATTTTCATACTTTTTTGTAGTTCCTTAACTTTTTTATCTTGTTGAGTGATGGCTAAACTTATTAATTTTTGATTACTAATAGTAGCTAACAAAATATCTGCAACTTGTTTAAAATTCTTTTGAGCACAAGCGTTATGTTTTCCGACAGATACAGGAGCAGATGGATCCATGTTTGGAGGTGCGGGTAGAGTAATCTGTAAAAGTGGTTTTTGAGGAACACTCGGATTATCTGTTGGTGGTGGAGTTTGTTTTATAGTCATGTTTATTTTTAGACTCAAATTTTAAGAGTAAATTTGACACATCTTTCATTTCCGTACATTCCATTGACGATACTGTATAACGATCTAAATCCGAACCTGTCGTTTCTATTTTATCCCCAATTGTATAAGGAGGATTCCATTTGTCTGTTTCAGGAGTCCAAGGTATTGGTCGTGGAAGATAATGTGCTGGTTCCATCTCTGGCATTTTTCTAGCTTTTTCAAGTTCTTTCAAAATATCATTTCCGTCTATTTGAGATTTATTTAAATTACCATTCTTTAGTTTTTTATAACAATCTTTACAAAGATATGTAACTTTCTTCTTGTCAGTCAGAGTAATGGCGTTTTTAAATTTGATTGTTTTTTTACATCCGAAACATTTTACTTCTCGATTTTGTCCAATACCGAGAGTGTTTGCTATCTTTTCTATTTCTTTAAGTCTGTCTTCGTTTGTCATTCCCATAATTGATTCTTTAAAAAATCCTTTAATTGTGCTTCATTATTGTTTCTTTTTCCATATTTCTTATGAAATTCCTTGTGAGCCTTCTCTGAAAAAGTTATCCCATTGTCTATTGCAAACCTTAACTTAGGATAATCAGAAAAGTTTTTGATATGGTGTGGGTGTAATGTTCCGCCCCTTTTTCCTGTTTTTTGACATGTATAACTATCTCGAGCAAATACTGATTCTCGCCATAATCTAAATTCAATAGAATTTCTAATAGCTTTATTTTTAGGAGTTATACCACCTTTCCAAAAATTACACTTTTCTCCTTTGTGAGATTCGCTTATCTTTTTTCTAGTTTCTTTAGATAACTTTATTCCTTCTCTAGCCTTTCTCATATTTTCTTTGGCTTTTTCAGTAAATGGTTTTCTTTTCATACCTGTTTGTGTCTTACTCATTTTTAATTTTGTTTCTTCAGATAATTTTTTACCCTTCATTAATTTACTTACCCATGGTTTTTTCATTCCTTTATGAGATTTACTCATTTTCTTTTTCCATTCTTTACTAAAAGACGGTCTCTTTCTACCAGATAAAGATTTGCTTAATTTTTCTTTAACTGATTTAGATAATGGTTTATGTTTATAAATTCCTTTAGGCATAGTTTATTTTATTTATATTGGTTTTGTTCATAGGCATATACTTTCACAAGGAATTCCATCATTGTCATTATCTCTTTTAACACACCCACAATCATTAAATTGGAAATATGCATCCTTACAATCTATCATTTGAGAACAATTCTTTGAACAATCACAAACATACTTATTTGCATCCTCTTTAACTTGGGTAAGAGTTGGGTAAGACTTAGGTGATTTTGGCATATTTTTTATCCAACCACATGCTATCCATCCACTTTTTTCAGATTTCTGAATTTTACAATAATCATGTTTCAAATCATAATCAATTAGTTTGATGGTTTCATTATTTATCAATTTAAATAAAACATGACTTCTATCTTCATATGACGGCCAGACATTGATAGTACCTACATCGTAATCTTCCATTCCTTCTTGTTTATCTATTGTAGTAATTTTATATTCTCCTTTATACCAAGTTGGTGTCGGTGTTGGTATTGATGTTGGTTTAAGTGTTGGCTGAACATCTTTTTCCTTTTCTTGTTCTACTTTTTGAGTTGGTTCCTGTGTTTCTAAAATACAGCTTTCTAAAACACAATATTCACTTCCATAGATATATTTCAAATCTTCTTTAGGATTAGATATATTATCCTTGACATTAACATTGTCTACTGGATGTTCTGTTGGTTTTGCTCCTGAATATTGATTATGAATATCTCCAAAATCAGTAACATAACAAGTTATGCTTGATTTAGTATTACATGGTTTTACTTCAATAATTTTGCCTTGATATATATTGTTTGTTGCATTATAAGCATATTTACCAATATCAGATTCTCCACCACTTCCAGCAATAGCTCCAATTACCATTAAAGTAACAAAGATAATTAAAATCCATTTAGTTATTTTTTTCATAATTTGTATTTATTAATTATGTTGGTTTTTTTCCTGGCCATAGTTTTTTCTTTTCTACACAATTAATGCATAAATAAACATCTTCTCTTTTCATTACTGGGGGGATTCGTCTGATTTCTCCAGTATATTTATTTTTCTGCATTTTCGCTGGTTTAACCATTATTAATCTTATTTGATGTAATCCCTGTGTTGTGGGAATCCCACAAA